TTACGTTCCTGACTTGTGCCGCCCGGTGAGACGGGCCTCTTGGAACCGTCTGGCGGCCTCCAGTCTGGCGCGGTCATAGACCTTTGCCGTTGTGCGCTTCGTCGAGTGGCCGGCGACCTTCGCGGCGTCGTCGAGGTTGCTGCCGGCTCTGGTCGCCTCCGTGACGGCCGAAGCCCGAAGGTCGCGGCTCCAGACATCGGGGCCTATGCCTGTGCCCTTCCGGTCCTTGCGCCAGCCATACCAGAATTCGCTCTGGGTGTAGGGCAGTCGTGTGCGCTCGTAAACGACGACGGGCCCGACGCGCTTCTCGGGCGGCACTCTGGCGATCTCCTCGAGCACCATGGGACACAGCTTGAGGTCGATGACCACCTCGGCCCCGGTGGTGGCGTCTGTTTTGCTCGGCCGGAACCGCAGGATCATGTGCTCGTCGATGTTCGACCAGCGCAGGCCGTGCCACTTGCCTCGCGGCCCGATCACATCGGACGTGATGGGGTAGTCGAGTGGATACCATTGCCCGATGACATCCCACTGGCGCAGGGCGGTCTCGAACTGGAAGGCATAGGCGAGCGCGCGGGACGGGTTGCCGTTGGCATGGGCCGCCGCGCGAACCGCTTCGACGTGCTCTGCCGTCATCACCTTGTCGCGTGGCGCGGGCTTGGGAAATGACAGCTCGCGCAGGATGAACAGCAGATCACGGCATGGCTCATACCGGCACAGGGCTCCGAACTTCATCGCTTCCTTCAAGACGGCGACGGCGAATGAGCCGGCGGCGAGCTTCCGGCCTCCGTCCGTCCACACCTTCCACCAGCGCATCACGTCCGGCCCGGAGGTCATGGCGACGCTCGCCTCGCCGATGTGGCTACGGAGCCTCCTGAGGTAGACCGAATACGGGTGTCGTGAACCAGGTTTGAGCTTGTGGAACGGGCTATCGGGGTGCCGCTCGTATAGGTCGAGCGCTGATCCGATTGTGCCGTCGAATGCCAGGCTGTTGAGGCGGTCGCCGGCGAGCCAGTGAAGCATCGTCGTCTGGAGCTGCTTGCAGCGGGAGGCGATGACGATGGCGCTGGCCTCGGTGCCGTCCCAGAGGCTGTCAAGACTGACGGTGCCGCTGGGATAGCCGCGCTTGACAGCATCGTCGCGGGGCACCCAGTAAGGCACCCAGCGACCGGAGCGGGCGCGCCAGCGCCATTTCAGGCCGGGCGCATCTTTGATCTTGGGGCGCGGGGGGCGTTCCATCCTGCGGGGTTCTCCTGACCTGCCGGACGCGTCAGCGTAGCCGGGGAAAGGCCGCTGCGCACGTCGTAGAAAGCTTTGACGGCCGGAACGTAGCGGCCGCCGTGGGCTGGGTCGTGCGGCGGGAAGCCGGGCAGTTTCTCGAGCAGCTTGATCGAAAGCAGGTACTGCTTCGCCCGCTCTGGTCCGACGACGGCCTCGGCGATCTCGCGATCCGTCGCGAAGAGCGGCAGCTCATCAAGGGTTCTGATTTTGCGTCTGGTCATCCCTTCTCCTCGCGAAAAGATCCGGTGCCCGTTTCGGTCGCCTGCCGCGCCGCTGTTTTTCCTTCTTCGGTGGCGGCCTGCCGAACGTCCAAGGCGCGGCGGGGATGGGCGCAGCCGGGCTCGACAGCATGTCGAGGAGAGCACTGCCCTGCCGATGGAGCTCGCTGTCGCCTGGGGCGTCGGCGAAGCCGACCATGTCGAGCAGTGCGGCCGCCGCCTGTCGCGCGCTCGCCAGCCGTTCATCAGCGTCCGGCCATAGGGGGAGCGAATCCTGGGCGGTCATCGTTCTGCCTCCGATGCTCCTGCGCACTGGTGTTTACGAGCACCAATCGATGCGCCTCGGGCACCGCCCGCCGGGGCAGTGGTAAGGCACGGCGTGCCCCGCCTCGATCATCAGTCGAGCCACGTCGCGGCCGTCCACGTAGACGTGTGCCAGCGTGCGGCCATAGCGATCACGCCCCTGTCGGCGGAGGGTGACGGCGCCGGATGCCAGAAGGCTCCGCAGATGGGCCGTGGCGCGGTGCCCGCGTAGCCGCTCGCTCTCGCAGCGGGCCTGGTACGTTTCCGGTGCGTCCATGCCGATGATGCGCACCTTCTCCTCGCCGACGTAGATCGTATCGCCGTCGACGGCGACAATCGGTCCCTCGGTTGCGTGGGCGACGGTCAGGGCCGCGTAGATGACGAGAGAGAGAAAGAACATGCCGCCGAGAAGCCAGGCGGCACGCCGGCGGAAGCGTTGCGGTCCTGTGGGCGGCAGGTGGTAGCTTGGTGTGCGCATCAACATGGGCCGGGTTCCTTGTTACCGGGATCACCAGCAGGCTAGGGTCTATCCACGCAACTCGTCGATCTCCTCACCGGCCGGTCGGCTTAGTGAGCGGCCGCGTCATGCGCCGCCGGTCTGGTCGGCGTAGGCGGCGGCCTCCTTGAGCTTCTGGACGTGCGGCTCGAGCAGCTTCCGGCGGCGCTCGTCGAGCGCCTTCCAGAAGGCCCGGAGCTGCACCGTGCCGGACATCGCGACCTGCCGTGCTTCCTCCAGCAGCTTGTCGACCTCGGTGGCCGGTTGGTCTCCGGGAAAGTCCGCGCCCGTGCCGCCCTCGGGGGGCGGTGAGGACGACACGGGCGCGTCAGTTACCGCCGCGTGGGAGGAACGGGAGGCCGCGGCGGTGGGGGGAACATCGGCGCCGCGCGCCCATTCGGCGAGCATGCGGCCGGCTTCCTCGGAAATGGGCTTGCCCGCCGGGAACATGTGGCGGTGCTGGTCCTGCAGCTTGTGGGGCAGGTCGAATTGCGGGATGCCGGGGCGCTCGGGCGTCAGCGTGAAGCTCGCCGTCATCTCGTACATGAACCGCTTCTCGCAGATCGGCACCCAGCCGAGCGGGCGCACAAGCGTCCTGCCGTTCTCGCCGCGCACGATCTCGATCTTCTCGTCGGCGCGCAGGCAGAAGATGAGCGACGCGCGGCACTGGAGGAGCGCGTTCATCATCTTCTTGTGGGCCAGCTTCGGCTCCTTCCAGTTGCCGGGCGACTTCACGCCCTTCTCTGCGAGTTCGTCGGCCCAGTCCATGATGCCGCCCTCGCCGTCGTACTCGTGCGAGGCGCTGTCGATGATGACGACCTCGGCACCGGCCGCCTCGGCCGCCCGGATGCCCTCGATGAACCGCTCCGGCCGGAACGGCGGCCGCATGTCGGCGTGCAGGAACTGGAACCGGTCGGCATAGTGGAGGCCGCGCCGGGCCTCCGTGTCGATGAAGGCGATCTTGCCCTCGGGCGACATGCCGCGGGCGAGCCGCAAGGCGCTGAAGGTCTTGCCGCTGCCGCTGGCGCCAGCCAGGGCGATGAGCAGGCCGACTTGCTCGCGACGGGCGGGGGCGAACGTGAATGTCATCAGACAGCTCCGACAAGCTTCTTCGGCGCCGGTTCAGGGCGCCATGGAGCGCGAACGAGGAACGGGTCGATGCCCATCTCGCGCAGGCTCTCGTCTTCCATTTCGCGGGTGGTCCAGGCCGTCTCGGCAAATGCGGGGTATTCCGCCAAGACGACGCGGGCCGGATATCCAGGCCAGTTTCCGGTGGCGAGGCAGCGGTTCCAGAGTGAGATCGCGGCGGCGACCTTCTTGCGCCCGACCTCGAGCCCGATGTTGTCCAGCTCGGCCACCGTGCAGAGGTGCGGCGGGTCGTTCTCGACGAACGCCCACCGGAACCTGATGCGGCCGGCGAGCTCGGGCCGGAGGCGGACGACGACACGCTCATAGAGCGCGGCCTGAATTTCGTAGCCCATGTTGGCGATGCGCCGGCCGATGCCCTGGGGCGCGGCTGACTGGTCGCCGGTCTTGACGTCCCAGATGATCGCCTCGTCGCCGCGGTCCTCCCACATGTCAATCATGACTCGCAGCCAGGCGCCGGTGGGATCATGCGCGATGGCGACGAGCTCCGGCGTCCCGTTGGCGAAGCCCTCGCAATCCTCGATGCCGACGATTGCGGCGCGGGCCGCTTGGGCGATGGCCTCGGCCGCCTCAAGGTCGGGCCGCAGGATGGGAGCGAGCCCGGATGCATAGGCGTCGGCCCGCTGCTGGCGCGCATCCTTGGACGTGTAGGCGTCGGCCTCGATCACGCGGACGTCGCGCCCACGGCCGAGGATGAGTTTGTGGGCGACGGTGCCGATCTCCATCGGCCGCGTGGGGCTGGTGTCCGGCTTGTAATCCGGGTTGAGGCGCGGGTGCTGGTGCCAGGCGTGCCGGGGCGACTGCTCGAGCAGCACGCGGGCGATGGTCGACGACAGCGACGGCGCCTCGCATGGGTCGGCGTGGTAAACCTCGGCGGGGATGTCTGCGTGGAATCCGGCGGGGAGGTGCTGCATGTCAGACTCTCGTTTTGCCACCGCGATAGCGCCCGGTCTTGGCGATGGTGTCGACGCCATGTCTGGCGAGCGTGGCAGCCGTGATGGCGCGGTCCTGCACCACGGACAGCAGGTGCTCGACGCCAGCCGTGGAGCCGGCGCGGATCGCCTTCTCGGCGGCTTCCATGGCGCGGCGAGCCTCGGTCAGATGCTCGACCATCGAGCGGACGGCGAGGCTGAGGGCGGGGATCGGCGAAGGCTTCATCGTCACCTCCTGCCCCGCAGAATGAAATGCGCCACGGCCACCATGCAGACTGTCCAGCCGATGACGATGGTGGCAGCGACCGCCAGCCTTGTGATGATGGCGAGAAGACATACCGTCTCTTGCCCCGTTGCGGTCGCGGCGCTTGCTGGCGTCGCGATCCACAGGCCGTAGAAGAATGCGAACAGGATCGCGAAGCCGATGGCATCGGTGATGCTGTCGCGGGTCATGCCTGCTCTCGCTTCGTGGAGGCGAGGGCGGCGCGGTCTTCCCTCGCCTCCGCCCTGCGGATCACATCGTCGAGGCGGCTGCACGTGAGCCGCATCAGCCGCGCGCCCTCGTCGTTACCGGCTGCCGCGTCGCGGCGGGCGAGGAACTCGGCGATGCCCCGGTAGTCGTGGACGAGCGCCAGCAGCTCATCGCGCTCGGCCAGCAATCCGCGGATGGTGTCCGGGTCGCAGGCGGCGATATACGCAGCACGCGCCCCATGACCGTACAGCTCATATGGATGATGGTGAACGGTGCACACCGGGTATCCCTGAGCGTTTTCAATCGTATCAGTACGGCCATCCTTAAGCTCCCACGGCCCCGGCGTCGGCCCCATAGCCAGCGCGGCGCGGATAGATTGGAAGCGGTCGCTCATGCCTGCTCCCCCTTCGCTGAGATGATGGCGGCCATCTCGTCCTGCGCGTCCTTCGCCTTGGCGATGGTGTCGTCGATCAGACCGGCCCGGCGCTCCGCCATCGCGCTCATGAGCGCGTGATGCTGCCGGCGCGTCGCGATCTCGGCCGCCCGGAGATTGATCTTGAGGGTGTTGACGAGGCCGCCGCTTCGCGCGGGCGCCACAGCTTCGATCCGCTGGAGCGTGAGGATACGGCGCAGCCGGTCGGCCGGGTCGCGAGCCGACAGGCCCGGCTCGATCAGGTCGAGCTGCCACGGCTCGCGGGTGTAGTCATCGGCCCGTTCGTTCAGGATGCGCTCGGCCGTCTGGCGGGCGCTCTCGGCCACTGCCCGGCAGGCCTTCTCAAGGGCCTCTCGCGCCGCTGCGAGTGAGTGCGGGTGCATCGCGTCCCTCCGTTGTTGGAGGGACATTACCCAATATGGGGAATATCCGTCAACCCCAAAATGGGTAATGCAAGCAAAGCTGAACGGCGCCCATACTCATCAAGGGACGAGGAGATGGATTACATTCAAATTGCTACTGACTTCATGGTTTTCTTGGTCCGGAACGAAGAGGCTTTCGGGTCGGCGTTGGTCTTTTTGAATCAGGCGGCGGATGAGGGAATGGACTTGGTTGGTGCGCGAGGCGCTTTCGATGAATTTCTTGCCTCAGGAAAGCGTGACGATGTAGCAACCGTCGCCGTTGCGATGCGCTCCAAGGCCGAGACCCTTTATCAGTCAGATGAAGAAATAAGCACTATGCTCGCGTGCGGGGCAGCTGCAATTATCGCGGTCGTATCCTTTGGGTCGCTTGGCGTATACGAGCCGGGAAGTGTGGGGGACAAGGCGTTTCGTGCTGCCGCTAGATTCTATGGGTTCGCTCAAGCATTACGCGAAAAACTCTGGAATTAGCGAGGCACCATCTGTTTCACTAGGGCTGCCCAGACAACTTCCACGTCGTACATCGGTGGCTCGAACTGCGACAGCAGCGTGTAGCGGCCGGGGATCGAGCCGCGCATGAGCTTCTTTATGAGCTGGCGCCCGTCAGCGAGCATGACGACGCAAAGGCGGCCGATCATGTTCGGCGTCGGCGGATCATGCACATCGTCATAGAAAACCAGCCATTGATCGAAAAAGGTGCCAAGCGAGTCCCCGCGAATCTCGACCGCCACCGTGTCTTCCGTTGCTCCTTCTGGTGCGTCGACCTCATCGAACGGTCCTTGCCCCTCGCCGAAGATGTAGGTCAATGCTCCAGCGCCCACGTAGCCGACGAGCGGCACAGTCTTCCTGGTTGAGATGATGTCGGCCTCTGAAACGCCGAACGCTCTCGCCGCCGAGCTGATGTAGTCGCTCGTCAGCCGACGCTCACCGCGCTCCAGCTTGATGTACTGGCTGCGGGAGACCCCCATGGCCTCGGCAGCTCGATCGAGCGTCCAATTCAGGCTTGTCCGGATCTTTTTGAGATTGTTCCCCATGTTGGGGACAATGCCCACTTTGCGTTGCATTTGTCGTTTCCCAAGTTGGGGAATTTTCGCTTGACGATGTTTCCCATTTTGGGGAATATGCGGCGCCATGAAGCTCTCCGAATTCATGTCGGCCGCCGGCCTTGATGATGAGCAGATGGCCGCCTTGCTCGGCGGTTGTACGGCGCATGCCGTGAAGAAGTGGCGGTACGGCGAACGCTTGCCGCGTCCCGAGCAGCTTCGTCGCATCGCGGAAGTCACCGGCGGCCAAGTGACGCCCAACGATTTCGTTCTCGAGGTTCCCGAGCCCGCGGAGGAATCCTGATGGACGGGCCAATGAAGAAATCAGTTTCTCCCTCCGCCGTTGGCGAGGCCCATCCGTATCAGTTCATCGCGGAAGCGCTGCAGGACCTCTCCAGTACGCTGATCCGCCTGCAGCAGGGCGGATCCGATGCGGTTCAGGTCGCCGATGAAGGCCGTGAAGTCGTCCATCTCGACAACGCCTCGACGCCGCAAGGTGTCGAGCAGCGTGATCAGAAGGACAGCAACGGCTGTCGCGGTGGGGTCGCGGGTGTTCCCGCACGGTTTTTCTCCTGATGGTGGCTCTGACAAATGATCACGCTCAATTGTTCAGCCGCAACGGCACGGGCGCTTGGCGCCGAACCCTACAAGCCGGGTCAGAAGGTGCCTGGCACGCACATCGTGATCACGACCGACGACGGCTCTGTGTGGCTCTGGCGCATCCAGGCTGGCGCGTTTCAGACGTGAGCAGCGTCATGGCTGATCCACTCCTCGACGTCTTAACCCAGCTTTGTGTCGAGCGCGGCATCCGCCCAGCGGGAGCCGAGGGGCCACTGTCAGCGGCCTTCGGTCGCCATGAGCATGCTCGCACAGATACTGAGCGACTTCGCAGCGGGGGAGCTGTTGTCACCGTGCTGCTGCATCTTGGCGACGAGCCCGTGGAGTTCGTTGGCGAGATCGAGCAGCACCTCGTCGGGCGTCTGGTTGTGCGGGGACATCATGGCGGCCGTGAACGAAAGCGCGAAAGCTGTGAGCGTGGCTCCCAAGTCCTCGGCCGTGATCGGTGTCGTGGGCACGCGGCTTCTCCCTTCTACCCTGGTCTCAGCAAGGCGCTTCGTGAGCGCCGGGAGTGCTTTTGATGCCTCGAACGTACGCGAAATCGACCGAGACATCCTTCGGCTTTGATACGGGAATTCCCCCCGTCGTGGAGATCGTCGCGCGTGTCGCGCGTCGCCTGTGGCCGGTCAAGACGGCTCGCAACCTCGCGATGCGGACCGGCAAGAACCACAGGTCCGCCGAGGATTGGTTGGCGCTTCGTACTGGCATGTCGGCGGACGCGCTGGCGGAGCTGCTGCGCAGCGATGTCGGGTGGGACGTGCTCGACGCGATCATGGAAGGCTCCGGCGCATCGTGGTGGCCCAAAGCGCGGCGAGATCTGAAAGCCGCGCAGATCGAGCGGCGGATTGATGCCCTCAAGGAGGAGCTGCGTCGTGAGCTTGATTGACGTCCTCGAGCGCGTCGCCGTGTGGCGCATGGAGCGTCTGACCAAGGCGGCGGAGTGGTGGCGTGACGTGAGGCGTTGGGCAAGGAGCAAGAGGCGATGACGATAGGCCACAATGGCATTGCCGGCGACGAGCTGCGCCAGTTCATCGAGCGCATTGAGCGGCTCGAGGAGGAGAAGCGTTCCCTCGGCGAGGACATCAAGGAGGTCTACGCCGAGGCGAAGGGCCGCGGCTACGACACGAAGACGATCCGCAAGATCGTGGCGCTTCGCCGCAAGAGCGAGCAGGAGCGCGCCGAGGAGGCGGCGACGCTCGATCTCTACATGCACGCGCTTGGTATGCTGGCGGACACGCCGCTCGGCCGGGCGGCAATCCGTCGTGACTTTAGCGCGGAGCTCGGCGCGCACTTCAAAGAGGCGGCCGAGAGCGGCAGGCTGACGGGCATCTCGCGCCTGGAGGTCTGTGGGGAAGTCGTTTACGAGCGCGATCCGCGCCAGATCGATCTCGAAGAGGCCATTGCCGCTGCCGATGATGTGCCGGCCGGTGATGGTGATGACGGCGACGGAGCCGCTACCGTTGAGGCGCAGGCGCCGTCCTACGAATTCCCGGAGCTGCCGCCGGTGCTCGACCGGCGCGCCTCGCGGTCCATGGCGGGCGCGGAGGCGTGAGCATGGAGCCGGCCATCGTCATTCGTCTGGCCGGCGTTCCCGTGGGCAAGGGGCGGCCGCGCTTCGTGCGATCGACCGGCCGCGCCTTCACCCCGGCGGCGACGCGCTCCTACGAGAGCGCACTACGCCTCGCCGCCCAGGAGGCCATGGGCGACCGCGCGCCCCTTGATGGCGCGCTGCATGTCCATGTCGCCGCGCATTTCCCCGTCCCGGCGAGCTGGCCGAAGAAACGCCGGCGTGCGGCCCTCGAAGGTGAGTTGCTGCCGGCGACGAAGCCCGATGTCGACAACCTGCTCAAGGTGCTCGACGCCCTCAACGAGGTCGTGTGGCGCGACGACAAGCAGATCGTCTCCGCCGTCATCTGGAAGCGCTACTCGGACGCGCCCGGCCTCTTCATCAAGGTGGAGCCGCTGTGATGAGCGCGAACCCTATTCTCGCGATCAGACGACATATCACCCTGAGCGTGCCGCAGGTCGTCTTCGACCGCCTCGGTGAGATGGCCAAGGCGGTCGGAATGTCGCGGGCTGATTATGCCCAGATGCTTTTTGATGCGGCCTACGCGACGCGCTGCAAGGACACTGGCGACGTTGAGCTCGAGGCCGCGTGCTCGGCCGCCGTCCTGCTCTGGGGCAACGGCTTCGACACGCACAAGATCGCCCTCGCGCTCAAGCTCGATGAGCCGGTTGTTCAGCGGATGCTGGACTGCTTCCGCCGCGTGAGGGACGCGGCATGATCCGCGGGCTGCGCCTCATCCCGTCCGAGCATCGCGTCGAGCGTGATGGCCTGTCGGCCATCCTGGTGAGCACGCATTTTCGTGCGCTCGAGCTGATGGTGGAGGCGCACCCGGCGCCCGTGCATCGGGACGACATTCTGGACCGTGTGGCGGGCAAGAGCCGCGCCCGCCTGTTCTCCGACGAGCGCTACACGAGCCGCCTCATTTCAGGTGCCCGGCAGGCCATGCGGCTGCTCGGCTGCGATGTCGTGCTGTCCGGCCGCAGCGCGTGGCGCGTCGTCGACCTCTCCGAAGAGGATCCCAATGGCGCATCGCTACGAGCCGATGAAGGACCCGCGACGGGCCGGCAAGCACATCTGCGCGGCCATCGACTTCCTGTCCGAGCTGGGGCTTGGGCAGGTCGAGGTCGTGAAGCGCAAGCACCTGCATCTGTCATGGGCCTGGGGCGCGCGGCGTCTGTCCATCGTCCTCCCCTGCACGCCCAAGAACATGGACGACGCGACCACGCTGGCGCGTCAGCGCATCCGTAAGGCCATCCGGGAGGCGTGCGCGTGACCAATCCGACCACCGTTGACCTGATCCGGCGCCTCGTCGAGGCGGGCACGCCGGCCGACATCATCGCCGATGTCGCCGCTGAGCTGGCCCGTGGCGAGGCCGCGCGCGCGGCCCTTGAGGAACGCCGCGCCGCTGACAGGCAGCGCAAGGCGAGAAGCCGTCACGTGATGTCACGTGACGTCACGGGAAAGGACGTGACGGACGTGACACCCCCCGGTTCTTCCTCCCCCACACCCCCTCTAACTCCTACCCCCCAGCACTCACCCCCTTCGGGGGTTCGTGCCGCGCGCACGCATGCGCGCGAGACGACGCCGCGGGAGGAGCTGGAGGCTGTGCTGGACTCCGAGCGAGCGCAGGCGGTCCTCGAGCATCGGCAGCGCATCCGCAAGCCGCTGACGGCCCGCGCTGCCCGCCTGCTGGCGCAGAAGCTCGCCAAGGCGCCCGATCCCAACGGGGCCGCCGACGAGATGGTCGCCAACGGGTGGCAGGGCTTCGAGGTCGATTGGCTGGACCGCCGCAACCGCTCGCCGCCGGCCCGGCGTGGTGGATGGCTCGAAAGCGGCTTCTCGATGGTGAACTCCCATGAACAGCCTGACTTCACAGACCCTTTCGCGGCCGCCCTCGGCGTCGAGCCAGGCACTCGATCTGGCCATCCGTCGGCTGTCGAGCGCCCTGGAGCGCGAGGGGATCAACCGGTTCTCGATCTCGAGCCGGTGCGCACCGACCGACGATGAGCGGCGGGCGCTGCGCCAGCGGCAGGCGGAGATTGCGGCCAGCCTGCGGCCGGCCTCGGCCGAAACGATCGTGCGCTTGGTGAGCGTCATGCGCACGGGCTTCCCGAGCCAGTCGGGCAGCGACATCGAGCGCAAGGGGGCGCTGCAGGTCTATGCCTCGGCACTGGGGCGGTTCCCGGAGTGGGTGATCGAACGGGCCTGCCGAGATGCCATCGAGGGGCGGATCGGCAAGGGGCAATTCGCGCCCTCGGCGGCGGAAATGGCGACGCATTGCGAGGGCATCGTGCGCCAGGCGCGGGAGGAGATGGGCGCCATCGAGCGCATTCTGTCGGCCCGCGTCTACCACGAGCCGACGGATGAGGAGCGGCGCAAGGTGGTCGACGGATTTGAGCGGCTGTCGCGTGATCTCGCCGCGGCGCTGGAGATGGAGGAGGCGGGCAAGCCGCGGCTGGAGCCGATGACGCTCGAGCAGGTGACGGAGCGCGCTGGGACGCTCGCCGCGGGCCTGCGCCTGAGCGAGGAGACGCGGCGCCGGCTGGGGCTGATGGAGCAGGAGGGCGCATGACGCAGCATCGGGACGACGCCAAGCCGATCAAGGTGCTAGCGGCATTTGCCGACTATGAGGGGCTCGTCCGGGCGATCCGTGAGCGTCGCTCTGCCCTCGGCCTGTCACAGCTAGCGCTCGACGACCTGGCCGGCCTGCCGAGCGGCTACACGGCCAAGATCGAGGCCATGCTGACGAACCCGCAGGCCGCCAATGCGAGAGCCATCGGGCGCGAAAGCCTGCCCCTCCTTCTGGGGGCCCTCGGCCTCCAAATGGGGCTTATGCCGGGCGGTGCCCGGCATCGGCATCAACCTCAAGAGGACAAGGGCGTTGAGGCGATGCTGGAGATAAAAAAATCGTTGTCGGAACGCGGCCGCAAGGGTTGGCTCCGGCAGCGGTCGCGCATGACCGAGAAGCAGTATCGGAAGCACCAGCAGAAGGCGGCCAGGGCGCGGTGGGCGAAGCACCGCCGGGCGAAGCGGCAGCGGACGGTTAAGCCGGATGCAGAGCCTGATAGTGCTTCAATCTGAAACTGGTCGGCTGTCGACGGCTAAGCCCATGCTCCTTTATGCTTTGTGAACGGCATAGGAGCAGATGCAATGTCTAGGGTCCCCCGGCAGCAGGGTGACGCCAGATTAGGCCGAGACGGCACGGTCAAGCTGGACGGCGTAGTTGTTGGCGTTTGGTGGAAGGATGAGAACGATCTTTATTGTTTCTCTCCAAGCGGGCGGGATGGCCACAGCATCGCCTGTCTGATGCGACATCAGCTTATGTCTGCTGTGCCAGCCTTCTTGAAGGAGTTGGAAGCGGATGGCGACCGGACTTAAGGTACAAAAGCGCTCCGGTTTACCGCCGAACTGGTAGGAGCCGCCGCCCATGTGCAACCTCTACAACGTTCGGTCTAACCGCGAGGCGATCCTGGACCTTTCGCGGGGCATGGTGGATCGCAGCAGCTGGAACGAGCCGTCGCGCGACATCTACCCCGGCACGCTCGCGCCGATCGTCCGCGTCGGCGCCGACGGCCAGCGTGAGATGGTAATGGCGACTTGGGGCATGCCGACGCCTCCGGAGCGCATCCGGGGCAACTATGATCCCGGCGTCACGAATATCCGAAACCCGGATTTCAAGCACTGGCGGCCTTGGCTCGGGCCGGAAAGTCGATGCGTGGTGCCCTTCAACAGCTTCGCCGAGCCGAACCCGGCCGCCAAGGTCGAGGGCGAGCGGACGCCAAACGCGTGGTTCGCCCGGAACGCTGAGCGCCCCCTGATGTTCTTTGCGGGTATCTGGACGGCCTGGCACGGCGTGAAGAAGGTGCGCGACGGCGCACGCGACTTCGAATTGTTCGGCTTCCTCACATGTGGGCCGAACAACGTTGTCAAGCCGATCCATGAAAAGGCGATGCCCGTCATCCTGACCGAGGCAGAAGAGGTCGAGACGTGGATGACAGCGCCGTGGGAGATAGCCCGAGAGCTGCAGCGGTCGCTGCCAGACGACATGCTGGTGATCGTGCCGCCTCCTACGAAGATCGACTAGGGGGACGATTGACGGGAAAGCGCCTGGCAAACAGCACTGTTAATCCTATTCATCAACCGATCACGTTCCTCAAATAGTTTCTTGAGCTCTTCTAGATTTGTAAAATCTCTTGAACGCCCATCCCTACGCACAACTAGTAGCTTAGCCTTGTGAAGTACACTGTTTCTCGCATCCCTGATCCAGCAAAAACTCTCAGTAAAGTCGCTTCCCCAATGGCTGCCGTTCATAAATGACTTTCCCAATAGTTCAGTCGACCAGCGCTCACCCAACGATGCCAACGTTGCAGACGATACGTCAGCTTCAAGTTGCGGATTGCCGCGCATAGCCGCGATCCTTAGGAGGTGGTCGGCCAAACCAGTTTCAAAACTGATAACTAGATTCGCCAACGCCATACGCGGGTCTCTCTGTTCTAGCCAGCGTTGTGCTTCAATATAAATATCATCGGCCACCGAAACAGTCTTTGCTCCCGACAATATTCGTCCGAATTCTGAATCTTTTGTCAACTTATCAGGACTGGTCTGAATTGTTATACCGCCCGAGAGTGCCAACCCAATGCCCAGCGAGTGCCCATTTTCATTTATCAAGACGTTTATCGGCTCCAGCTGTTTTGGATGATATACGTAGTATAAATAATGCTTCCCCAATGCATGACGAGCGCCAGAGATCAGCGCGTTCGCTATCGCAATCGCTGCGTTGCGTAATTCTAGGCTCGCTTTATAATCAGTCCAATCGCGAGATTTCGCCGGTCGATATTCTGCAGAAACCTTTGTATATGCTATTTGGTCCGAATCGTCGTTAATGATTGCGACATTCTCAACATGCTCGGCGAAGCGTAACTGTGGATTTTTTTTGAATATTGTCTCTAATGTTACGGAAAATCTCTCTTCCATTGCTTTTATGTCGAATGAGCCATTCACATGCAAAGAAAATGGCAAACTGAAGTCTAGTTTGACATGGATTCCGCTCGCCATCCTGCCCCCTCGGCTGCTATCTCAGTTGATGCGGATATCGCGCCACCGTCCATGGTAGCCAGACCCTACTTTACCCAGTAACATATTACGAATACGGGCGCTACGTATGGGCTGCGGCCCTAGATGCGAGATCTGTATTGATGCCTCTAGGAAGGCTACTACCGGCCTGCGGAAACCCGTTGGGACGTTGACCTGCGGGGCCGTCCCTGCGCTGACCATTGGATATTCTGACCCCAAACAACTCTGATCTCGTTACGCGCGCGCAATAGCCTTCATCGCACGCTGAGAAGCGAGGAGCCCGGGTCGACAGGAGCCGTGACGCGATAGCCTGCAATCTCAAACCGGTTGACTCCGATAGGCCAAGTTGTTCCTCTTTTGTTCTCAATCGAGGACGAAGAGATGACCGCCAAAGAAGCCCCTTCCTCGCCGCCAGCCTTCCCGACGGAAGACGACATCGACGCCGTGATCGACGAGTTCGATGGCGACATGCGGGAGGCGATCCGGGCCTTGCTGAGTGATCTCGCCGTGCTTGCGGAGGATGCAAATGCACGCGTTTCGCACGGCTACGTGCGGGGCCAGTTGATCGTCCTTCGGAGGCCAGGTGATGCGCCGCAAGGGTGAGCTATCGCGGGCCGCAATCGACCATGGGTGGCCGTTCCAGGTGGCGCTCCCGACAGAAGACGAGCGCGGCGAGCGTCTGCGGTTCGACAGGGACGCCGAGCGGTTCTGCCGGGGGCTGCATCTGTCGCTCGCTCCGAGACAGCACCACGTCTGCCGAGATGACAAGTGGTGGACGATCTACTGCTTTGCTGAGGCGGAGCACGCTGAACGATTTCGCAAGGCGTTCGATGGGGTTCCGTTCGATCCGCGCGAGCGCGGTAAGGGAAGGAGCTGGATGAAGTGGGAGGCCTCTCCGAAGCATCGTGGGCCGTAGGCTGAAGGGAGCCGCAAATGTAGGGAAAATGGCTGACTCGACGAGCCCAATCCGTCCTGCTTTGATCGCGACGGGATGGGCTGCGATGGCACGCAAAGAAGGCAACGGATGTCTTGTTTGGATGGTGCTGATCGCCGGCGTCCTGGCCTGGTGCAAGCCGCGAGACAAGACGCCCGCTCCAGCGTCCGACCCGCCACTAATTGAACAGAGATCGTCGGTTTCGGTGCTGACGCCTTCTCCAATCCGGGCGGCGCCACCACGTAGTCCCCCGCGACAGGTACCAACCAGGACACTCTACGCGACTGCAAACGTGAACCTGCGCGAGAAGCCCAGCACGGCGGCTCGGGTGCTGCTGGTGATACCGAAGCGGGCGGCAGTCGCCGTTGCAACGAAGAATGGGGATTGGTGGTCTGCTACCTTCTCCGGTGAGAGAGGATGGATTCACGGCGCCTATCTTTCAGAGACACTGCCAAGGCTCGTGGAGCAGCCCGCGCGCCCGCAGTCTCCTTCGCATTCAGCGCCGCGCGCATTCATCGAGAACTCGCAGCGAGGCGCAGGCCAGCCGATCCGGCAGCCATACGCCGGCATCTGCGATTGTCCATACGATCTTGCCAGGGACGGAAGGCGCTGCGGTGGTCGCTCGGCGTACAGCCGACCGGGAGGGCGTTCTCCACAGTGCTACGACTGATTTCAGCATTGGAGGGAGAGGCCACGTTCTCGCCGAATTGGCGACGGCGAGGGCAAGGTTTCCGGCGGCACACAGGGCTGGGCAGCACCTCGTCTGTATCTACACCGCCATGATTGGGCGCCGTAGCGCCTTCCTCGTCCCAGGGGGATTGTGCATGTAACTCACTTACAAGCGATCAGCTCAGTGACAAGCGGGCCGGCCGGCGTGTGACTTGGAAGGCTGATCGCGAACGTTGCAATATGTAGGAGCAGGGTTGATTGTCATTCGAATACGTCCCCACCGCCCGTCTGCGCAGCGTCCGCTCCTCTTGTATCCCCGCCCTGACCAGACCCCTCTTTGGGCGCATATCCAATTGCAGCATTCGGAACGTCGGCCGGCCAATAACCGCCTGAGTCCAGTCTCACTATCTGATCGCGCATTCGCCACAGCATGGTCGAAAGCACCATCAGCGGATCCTTACCCCGAATGACCAATCCGCGCGCGGTGAGAAGGTCATACAACTCGTCGCGCATGATCGGCTCCCCCCGTTCAAGAATGATTTCACGGGCGGCCGCTGCCACATCCTCCTTACGAGAGTTGCCCGACGCTCTCCTACTCACCGATTCCGTAGTTGCCGTTTCGTTCGAGTCTGATTCGCTGAGATTCTCTACAGCCCTCAGCGGATCGTCCTCAGCGAATGCGTGCCATGCCTTGATAAACTTGTCGATCTGGTTGATCTGCTCGTCGCATTCGGCCAGCTCGGCCAACAGGCGCCGCTTTGTCTCAATTAGTTGATTTCTTTTGGATTTTGCGTTCTCGAGCGCTCGGTCAGTCATGGCAGCGTCCATTGTTGCGATGGTTCGAACCATACGCCCCGATGTTAGCGCATTCAACCCCTCTTGTATGAATCGGCTGAATGGAGTAAGAACGGAATCGCGCAGCCCGGTAAAGAAAACGGCCCGGGCTCGACCCCCGGGCCGTTGGACTTGCCGGCGCCTCTCGGGCCACGTGAGTGCCACCCCGAGAGCGAAGGCAATTGGAATTCGGAATCTTTTATCCGTTTACACCAATTTGTCGGAGAGCGCAACCGGCACGCTCCAGATAGAGAGGTGCCGCCATGGCGAAGCGCTCACGCGTTTGCCATCGGGTGCGGGCCTACTTCCGCGTCCGTTTCGGGCGCGTGGAGTATGTTCGTGCGCACAGTCGCTGCTGCGGCTAGCCATCGGGCAAACAACCGGTAGCGCAATGGCTATCCGGTTTCTGTCCTGCTTGATGGCGTAGCCGTCCGGCGGGTCCTGGCCGTCGGGGCAAACGCCCCGGCGGCTCCTTTTCTACTCACCCAGTTGCCTCTCAACCTCTCCCGGGGGGTGGGATGGCGCCTCCTTCCGGCACCTCTCGGAACGTCCCAGCGCACCCCCTCGCCGGCCAGCAGCCGCTCACCCTTTGCGCGCAACGCAGCCAGCCGTCGACGCAGAACTGGCGCAGGGCGGTGCTTTCCGGCCGGGCAGATGACTGAACAGCGCTTCGGGTTGGAGTTCGATGCGACCGCCGCAGCTCGAGCAGCGCAACGACCGACGCCATAGCCGTTCGGGCGGCGACGTGATCTCGCCGGAATGGCCGCAGGCGCAGGACAGGGAGAACGTGCGCGCCGGGCCCTCTTCCCATGGTGAGTAATCACCGGGTGTGAGTTCTGCACGCTGCTGGTTCTTCCAATCGGCAAAAGCTCGATCGGCGATAGAGCGTCGTTTCTGCTTGTCGCGAGGGAATGTCGTTGGGAACCGCTTGCCTGGGCCATGGAGGCGCTCCCAATAGGCGTCCAGCTCTGCAAGGCGCTCTTCATGCGCCTCGCGTGACAACTGCCCACGATCATTCGGGTCAAGGCGGCGACCCTTTCCAGCCCTGGCCTCAACAGCTGCTATCGCGGCTTCGACGGATATCTCAAACCACTCGCCATGCGTTCGGCAATGATCAAGGTCGCGGTGAATCATCTGTTCAATATCGCGCGCCTTCCTGACGGCAACGACGAATTCGAGATGAAGATCGACCGGAGAAGACGACCTCAAATTGCAAAGGCGATCTTGCGGACGGTGGGAATAGCCGATCTTTACTCGGCTGCCGGTGGCGCTGATCACGTAAATGTAGCTCTTCATGCTGCATAGATGATCAGGTCGAGACACTCTTCGCACCGCACACGGGGATCGTCCAGGCACGACTTGCTAAGCACTTGTCAAGCACGACGCATAGCGGCATGTCGTAACGGATGCGAAACGACAACGCATTGAGATAACAAAGGAACCGCCCCGCACGCGCAAGCAAATCGCCCTGTGCGGTGCCGCCGAAGCCGAAAAAAACGATCCTCCCTCGCGAACCCCATCGCGCGCGTTCTTCTCGCCGGTGGCGAGCGACCAGCGAGCCAGCCGAGCGGAAGCGAAGGCAGGCGATCCAACCTCTCCACCATGAGCAAGCCCGCGGTCCCTCCGATCAACTCATCCGGCAAGACGCTCCTGACGATCCCGCGCGTCCGCCAGCTCCTCAACCTCCTGATCGAGGGTGAACGCCTCGAAGACGCCGCCGACAAGGTCGGCATCCGGCGCCACCGCGCTCGCCTCATCATGCGCGACCCGGCTGTCCGCAGGCAGTTCATGCGCGAGATTGAGGTGCTTGCGGAGAGCGAGAGGGCCCGCAACATCCTGCTGCGCCGGACGGTGCGAGACCGCGGCCTCGAGCCGGGTGCCACGGCCGCGACGATGAAGGTCGCTCTGGAGGCCGCGCGCGCGCTCGACGGCTCCGAGGAAGGCAGCGGCATCACGATCAACGGCGGCCAGAACGTCATTGCAGGCTACGTCATCCGCCTGGACGGGCCGGCTGAGGGGCCGCGCTCGGTCGGGTTGTCGGGAACGGATTCCGGCAAGCCCTTGATCGAGCACGACGAATGACGATGGTTCGCGTTAAGCGCCGGTTAACTCGACGTATTCGGCGAGGCGACGGCATCGGCTCGGGCGCGCTCGGGCGCTGCCATGGTGCGGTGCAGCGACCGGCCCCACCTCCCTTCGCCGCTGGACGCGCGCGCCGGGGCGGGGGTGGGGGCAAAACGCGTGCGAAAGTTGGACGTCCTCCCCTCCCCACACGATTTCCGCGGGGAACATCCGGGGGGTGTCTGGAAAATTTCTGGGCCCGGAACATTCGGGGTTGGAGGGTCTGATGGCGACGACGCGGGAGGTTCTGCGGCGAAAGCGGCAGGAGGAGGCGTGGAGTGCGCACATGGAGCGCATTCGCGCGGCGGAGGCGCGTGGCGAGCCGTGGCCTGAGTGGCGGCCCGAGGAGGGTGTTGGCGTGGCGGGTGGTGCGATGCCGCCTGGCGAGCTTCGGTCGTCGACGGTGTTTGGCGGGAAGCTGATGGTCGAGACGACGGAAGGGACGTTCGTGCAGGGCGCCGAGGGATGGGTGCGGGTATGACGGACGTTGACGCCGAGGATCGGCCGCGGATTGAGCGCGATGCGGACGGGCGGCCGATCTACGAGCCCGACGGGAAGGTGCTGCGTGGGTTTCTGCTGTCGAATGCGCGGGTGCGGATCATCCGCGGGCCGATCCGCTCGGGCACTTCGTCGGCGTGCTGCATGGAGATTTACCGTCGGGCGTGCGAGCAGGCACCGGGTCCGGATGGGCTGCGGCGGTCGCGGTGGTTCGTGATCCGCAATTCGTATCCGGAGCTGCAGCGCTCGACCGTGAAGACGTGGCTGGACTGGTTTCCGGAGCGGGATTTCGGCCGTTTCACGTGGTCGAAGCCGATGGTGCATTACCTGCGCAAGGGGGACGTGCTGGCGGAGGTGGTGTTCCTGGCGCTCGACAAGCCGGAGGACGTGTCGAAGCTGCGCTCGACGGAATGGACGGGCGGCTGGATCAATGAGCTGCAGTACATTCCGAAGGAGGTGTTTGATGAGGCGGAGTCGCGCATCGGCTACTACCCGGCCGTGAAGGATGGCGGGGCCACGTGGTCGGGGCTGTTCGCTGACCTGAACTCTCCGACGGAGGACCACTGGCTGCCGCGGCTGACGGGCGAGGTGCCGTTGCCCGAGGACATGCCGGAGGAAGAGCAGGCCGAATGGGTGTGGCCGGAGGGCTGGGAGTATTTCGTGCAGCCGCCGGGGCTGATTGAGGTGTTCGGCGCCGATGGGAAGACGGTTGTCGACTACAAGCTGAACCCGGAAGCCGAAAACCTGAAATGGATCCCGAAGATCGGCGGCCGGCCGCTGTACCTGGAAACGATCAAGGGCAAGTCGAAACGCTGGATCGACAGCTCGATCATGAACCGGATCACGGCGCCGATTGACGGGCAGGCCGTGTGGCCGATGTTCCGCGAGGAGACGCACGTCGCGAAAGAGCTACTGCGGTACAACGCGAACTGGCCGGTCGAGGTGGGGCTGGACTTTGGCCGGCGGCCGGCGGCGGTGTTCGGGCAGATCATCAACGACCGCTGGCAGATCATTGGCGAGCTCGTCGGAAGCGATCAGGGCGCGTCGGTGTTCGCGCCGCGCGTTCGGCGGTGGCTGTACCAGCATTGCCCAGGGCTTCTCGACGGCGAGGACACGGAGTCCGTGGAGAAGGCTGTCCGGTACGGGCGCCTGCGACTGCACGGCGACCCGAAGGGGCAGGACAAGACGCAGGCGTCGGACGTGACGGCCTACGACGTGTTCGCGTCGTTCGGGATGAGCGTGCGACCGGCGCCGGTGCCGACGAACGACATCGCCACGCGCCTTGAGGTGGTGGAGTACGCGCTGAACACGATGCGGGACGGCGCGCCGCGGTTCCTGCTGTCGCCGTCGGTGGTGACGCTGAAGATGGCGATGGCCGGCGGCTACCGCTTCAAGAAGGGTGACGACCAGCGGACGGTGCCGGTGAAGGACCGCTACTCGGACATTGCGGACGCGCTGCAATACCTGCTGCTGGGCGCCGGCGAGGGCCGGGCGATGGTGGGCCGGCCGCGGCCAGGGGAGGCCGGATCGAACCAGCCGGTGAAGTGGTATCGGGGGGCCCGCTCGCTGCGGCGGGTGTCGTGATGGACGACTTCTCGAAGGCGCCGATGTCGATAGGCGAAATCCGGGCCAGCAGGGAGCTTGACGGCTCGAAATGGACGCCGCGCGACGTGCTCGTGTCGCTGTTACGGGAGATTGATGCCGGCGAGCGGCAGGTCGACACGATTTTCGTCGCGTTCGCGAACGGCGATGAGGTCGGCTACCGGCAATCGTCGCCTGGAGCGGTTCGCACGGTTGGCGTCATCGAACACGCGAAGATGCTCTTCATGGAGGACTGACATGGCGGATCGCGCGTTCGAGAGCCTTGGCGTCGAGCCGGCGACGTGGTTCGTGTTCTTCGAGACGCGGGCGCGGTCGCGGTGGCTGTCGTGGCTGGCGCTCGGCCGGTTCAAGCACGTATCGGCAGCTGGCTGGATACCGGAGAGCGGGCACTGGGTGTTCTACGACGTGAGCCTTCGCCGCTCGCGGATCGCCGTGATCACCGACGGCGCGCTGGCGTGGGAGCACATGAGCCGGATTCGCGACCACGCGGTGACGGTGGCGTTCTCGCCGCGCGATGGTCGGCGGTTCTGGTTCCGCGTGGGTTTCTGGTGCGTGCCGGCGATTGCGCATCTCGTCGGTTGCCGGACGCAGGCATTGCGGCCGGACGGGCTCTATCGGGCGCTGCTGCGGCAGGGTGGCGCGCTCGTCGACTGAGCCCTGTGCGGTGCGGTTTTCGCGCCGCGGGGGGAGTGTCGGGCCTGACGAATGGAGGTCCGACCCATGGGAAACGCATTCTCCGGCAGCTCCCAGCGGCGCATGATGATCGCGCAGCAGATCCAGGAAGAGCAACGGCTTGCTCAGCAGCGGGCCGAGATCGAACGGCAGCGGCGCGAGGCGGAAGAGGCGCAGGCCGGCGCCATGCAGGCCCTGCTTGCCCGAGACACGAACCGGCTCCTGCGGACGTTCGGCGCCCGGTCCATCGCCACGGCGGCACGGTGATCGGCCATGGCGGCGACCGCGCTCGAGAAGGAGGCGGTGCAGCGTCTCAAGGACGCCCGCGCCTGCAAGTCGCAGATCGAAGTTGATCTGCGCGAGGGCTATTTCTTCACGGCGCCGCGCCGGTCGAAGGACGTCTCGTCGAACGTCATCACGAATCCTGACAGGGCGCGCGAGGACGAATCCTCCCTCCTGCATACCTCGCTCGCCATGGAGGTCGCCCAGGACTTCGCCACCGAGGTGCTGAACACCTTCATGCCGGAGGTGATCAACTGGTGCGACCAGAAGCCCGGCATCGAGATGTCGGAGGATGAGTTCAACGACATTAAGGACGACATTGACGAGCAGACGGCGAAGATCATGGCCGCGATCAAGGCGTCGAATTTCTACGCCGCCGCGGCCCAGGCATTCATGCCTGACCTATCGCTCGGCACCGTTGCGCTCTGGATAGACAGCCTGCGGCCGAACGAGCCCATCGTCTGCCAGCACGTCCCGTTACGGGAGCTGGAGATCAACGTCGGGCCCTATGGCGAGGTTGATGACCGCTTCATCGTCCGCTCGACGCGGTACCGGCACATTCCCGCGCTTCTGCCTGGGGTTCGGCTGCCTGACGACATTCGGGAGAAGGTGAAGAGCGACCCGAACAGATCGTGCCAGGTGCGGTGGGGCTTCTGGCGCCGGTGGGACGACATGTCGGATGTAGTGTGGCAGTGGGTCATCATGATCGGCGACCGGGTTGTCGACGATGGCGTGCTGCGCGGCGAGGGCTCCTGCCCGCTCATTGTCGGGCGGATGAATGTCGACCAGTCGTTCCCGTATGGCGACGGCCCGATGCTGCAGTCGCTCCCGGAGCTGCGCCGCCTCGACGAGCTGGAAAAGCTCGACATAGAGGCGCGCGACTTCCAGGTGCATCCGCCGTTTTTCTATGCCGACGACGGGGTGATCAACCTGTCGGGCGGCATCGAGCCGGGCATGGGCTATCCGGCGCGGCCGTGGGGCTCGGGTGCGCCGTTCCTGCCGATGGATTTCGGCTCGGATTCCATGACCGCGGAGTTCACCTTCCAGAAGATCGAGGCACGCATCCGCCGTCTGCACTTCATCGACTTCCCGGAACAGGTCGGCAAGACGCCGCCGACGGCTGAGCAGTGGCTTGACGAGCTAGCACGGGCCAAGCGCCGCATCGGCACGCCGGGCAAGGTGTTCTGGAAGGAGTTTCCAGCGCAGGTGTTCCTGCGGTTCAAGTACCTGCTCGAACAGCGCGGCGCCATTGCGCCGGTGAAGGTCAACGGCAACGAAATCGCTCTCGTGCCCTATGACCCGACCGAGCAGGCGCAGGAGCACCAGGACGTGCAGATTGCCGGCCGCATTCTTGAGATGGCGAGGGCCTACCTGCCGCAGACGGCCGAGGTGATCGTCGACGGGCCGAAGACGCTGGAGAACATCAAGGAGAAGCTGCGCGACAGCGTGGTGGTGCTGCGCTCGCAGGAAGAGATCGCGCGAGCGGTGCAGCAGCTCGCGCCTGTTCTGGGCGGTGGCGGCGGTATGCCGGCAGGTACGGAGGTCGCATGAGCCCCGATCAAGAGCTGGCCCAGGCGTGGCATCGGATACTGACGGATCGCCCGTTCCCGGGGGACGGCAAGAAGGCCGTTCTGTGGCTGCGGCGGCAGCTTCTGGAGGTCATGCCGCCTGGTTCCCCGTCCTGTGCGGTGCATGAGCATGAGGGCGCCCGCAGATTGGCCGCAACCATCCTGGGATTTGCGGTGAGTGCGGACGATGACGACAGCGAACGCAGGGGCCACGGCGACAGCGGCGACGACGCAGACGACGACCTCAACCTCGAACGGCTCCGGCAGCGGTATGCCCGCGAGCACGGCGGCGGTCGCGCCCGAGGGGTTCGCCGGCGCGTCCCCGCCTGATCGACCGCAGCGCCCCGACTGGCTGGCTGAGCAGTTCTGGGATGCCGAGAAAGGCGAGATCAAGGGCGCCGACCTCAAGGCATATCTGGACGACCTCGCCGCCTTCAAGGCCGCGGAGGATTCGCGCCGCGCGGCGGTGCCGGAGAAGCCGGACGCTTACGAGCTCAAGCTGCCGGCCGACTGGAAGGCGCCGGATGGCTTCGATTTCCAGCTCGATGCGAACGACCCGATGGTCAATTTCGGGCGGCAGATTGCGCATCAGCTCGGCCTCGACCAGGCCGGATTCGAGCGCCTGGTTGGCGAGTACGCCAAGCACCAGATCGCTGAGCTCCAGAAAATCGAGGCACTGAAAGGCAAGCAGATCGAAGCGCTGGGCCCGAAGGGCGCCGACCGCGTGGCGGCGGTGAAGAACTTCCTGACGGCCAAGCTCGGGCCGGAGGTGATGCCGTTCTTCGAGCATCTTCTGCAGTTTGCCCCTGCGGTTGAGGGGCTTGAGCGCCTGATCCGCACCGTCACGAGCGGCGGGCCCGGCTTCACGCAGGCCGGGCGCGAGAAGGCCGGAGCGGGGCAGATCGAGGGCTGGGACCGGATGACGCCGGCCCAGAAGTTCATGGCCGCGCGGCAGCGGCTTGGGATGGCCCGCGGTTGACGGGAAGGGGTGAGGAGAGCACGAAATGGCGGGAGAATTCGAGGAAGCCCTGACGCTGGTGCAGTACAGCCAGCGCCTTGAGGAGGGCAGCGCAGAGCGGGCGGTCGTCGAGACTTTCGTCGGCGAGTCCGACATCATGGCCGCGATGGTCATTCGCCCGGCCAAGAAGGGCAAGTATCGCTATCCGCAGGAAGAGGAGCTGCCGGACGTCAAGTTCCGTGCGTACAACGAGCCCGGCAACGCCAGCTCGGGGCGCACCTCCATGCAGGAGGAAGGCGTCTTCCTGATGGACGAGTACGTGAAGGTGGACCGTGCTCTCGTCGACGAGCTCGGGCCGCAGCATCGTGCGGAGCAGGAAGCGCTCAAGGTGAAGGCCATGGCGCGGCACTTCACCCGCACGTTCATCAACGGCGACAACATCGCCGATCCGCGCGAACCGAAGGGCCTCAAGCTCCGCGCGGCGATGGATGAGCAGACCACCATTCACAATTCGACCAACTCCGGTGGCGCGCCCCTGTCGCTTGCCAAGCTCGACGAGGCGATCAACAACGTCCGCAACCCGACGCACATCATCTGCGACCGGGCGCTCAAGCCGCTGCTGAACGCCGCGGCGCGCAACCCACAGATCACCAACAACATGCTCAACTACGACCAGCGTGACCCGCTTGGGCGGAACGTTCTGGCCTTTGGCGATCTGCCGTTCCTGTTCGGCTACCCGAAGTCGCGCGACGACTCCATCCTGCCGTTCGACGAGGTTGCCAACGGCGGTGGCAGCGCCGTCACGACCTCGCTGTTCGTGGTCTCGTTCAGCGAGGATGGCGTGTTCATGATCGAGGGCGTGCCGCTCCGGGTCACGGATGAGGGGCAGCTTCCCGGTCTGCCTCTGCTGTCGACCCACATCAAGTGGGACTGGGGCCTGGTCTCGAAGGAATACTCGATCTGCCGGCTGACCAGCATCGCCAACGGCGCGATCACTGCGTAATGGGCGGGCCCGGTACGCCGGGCCCCTTTCTGCAACGGGAAGGGTGGAGATAGGACAATGGCGAAGCGCTACTACCCGCTCGACGCCAACACGCTGTTCGGCGAAGGCGTGACTTTGACGGCGACGGGCAACGTCCAGAAGAACGGCTCGGATGTCGTGCTCAAGATTGGCAAGGGGCGGCAGGACATGGCGCTCGTGATCGATGTCACGAGCTACGACGCGACCGACGGGGATGAGCTGTACACGTTTCTGCTGCAGGGCGCGGATGCCGCCAACTTCTCTGGCAGCATCGAGAACCTTGCGATGCTTGAGATCGGCCCCACCGCGGCCCGCACCGGTGGTGCCCGCACGTCGCCGACGGGGCGGTACGCCATTCCGGTCTCGAACGATCTGATCGATGAGTTCACCTACCTGCGGCTGCGGCTGATTGCAGGTGGGACCACGCCGTCGATCACGTTCTCGGCCTGGCTTTCGGAGTGCCCGTAAGAGGGGCGCTCCCACATTTGATCCTGGGAACCGACAATGCCGAGGAAGATCACCATCTATCACCGCAGCGGCGCGACTGCCGAGCTCTACACCATCGACGCACGCGAGGCCGTCGTCGGCCATCCGGGCGAGTGGAGCTTCCAGCCGTTTCCAGCGGAGAAGAAGCAGGAGCTGGCGCCCGAGGCCAAGGCTGGCGATGAAGCGGCCGCCGGCGACAAGCCGCGGTTCGTGGCGGTCCACCGCGGCAAGGGCTCCTACTCCGTCATGGACGGCGACAAAGAAGTCGTCGAGAAGCTGACGAAGGAGGAGGCGGAGAAGAAGGCGGCGGAACTGAACGCCGCCGGCTGACCCTCACCGTCTCGGCGGACGAAAGGCCCGGCCTCGTGCCGGGCTTTTTCATGTGCGGTGCATCGTCCGGGGGCGAGCGCCATCGTGCGGGCAATTCGGGAGACCGCGCATGGCAAGTCGGCTTTCCATCATCAACGATGCACTGCTCGGCACCGGCAACAACCGGCTCAACGTCGAGTATGACGGCTCCGATGCCTGGACCATGGCGGAATCGGCCTATCGGCGCGCCGTCGGCTATCTGATCGCGAAGCACGACTGGAATTTTGCCACGCGCACGGTGCCGCTTGCCGGCCTGCTGCCGTCGTCGCCGCATCCGCTCCTGTCGAAAGCCTACGCTCTGCCGGGCGACTGCCTGCACGTCTCGTCGGTCTGGATCGGGCTGAACGGCGGCCCAGGCTCGGTCCCGCTCAACCGGTACGAGATCGTCGACGACAAGCTCTGCTGCGATCACGACCAGGGCCTGACCATCCTCTATGTGCGGGCCCCCGACCCGGACAAGTGGCCGCCGGGGTTCGTCGAGGTCTGCATTGCCAAGGTCGAGGCGTACCTGCTGCAGGGCCTGAACGAGGACACGGACAACGCCCGCCGCCGGCACGCTGATGTCGAGGACATGCTGGCGGAGCTGAGGACGCGGCACGACCAACAGACGCCGGCCCGCGCCATCCTGCGCTCGCGCTCGGCCGAGCGGCGCGCGGGCGGCAGCGGGCGCGCGTTCCTACCGGTGCCGCCGTATGGTGGGGTTGGCCGATGATCAATGCGCAGATCATTGCGCAGCGGGACTTTTCAGCCGGGCAGCTCGACCCGACGGCCGCCCGCGGCGACGACACGGACATCATGCGCGCCGGGCTCAAGCGGGCCCGGAACGTGCGCATTCTCGGCACGCGGGCGCTCAAGCGGCGTCCGGGCCGTCGCATCCTGTTCTCGACGACCGGACGCGCGGACATCGTTCAGCCGACCGCCGGCGAAACCTGGTACATGGCACTGGAGCCCGGGCGGATCACATTTCGCAGGAAGGGGGCGCTCACGGCCCAGACGATCACGGGCATGCCGTGGACGGCGGACATCATCGGCGACCTGCGCTTTGCGGAGTCGCAGAACGTTGTCATCATCTCGGGGCCCGGCATCCGGCCGCAGCTTTTCGACTACACGCCATCGATCGGCCTGTGGACGCATAGCGTTTTCGCATTCGCGACTGATCCGACGGGCGCCATCCGCGCACCATTCCACAACTTCTTTCTCGGCCGCGGTATCACGGTGCAGCCGTCCGCCCGGTCCGGCAGCATCACGCTGACCTTCTCCCAGCCTGTGCTCGATCCGGGTCACGTTGGCGTGCGCTTCCGCTATGCCGAGCGCCAGGTGGAGATCACGGCAGTCAACAGCCCGACGAGCGCCACGGCGACTGTCATCGAGGAGCTGCCGCCGACCTACAACGTGACCTTCAACACTGTCTCCGGCCTGCAGGTAGGGGATATCGTCGAGGGCGTCGCGAGCAGCGCGCGCGGCGTCGTGACCGGGATTGCCGGAACGACGGCCACGATCCTGGTGACGCAGAACTGGGCGGGCTTCCAGTCCAGCGAAGTGGTGGCCGGACCGCGCTCGAGGATGACGGTTTCATCGCAGTCGGCCGCCGCGCCAGCGGCAACGTTCCTCTGGGAAGAGGCGCTGATGTCGGATTTCCGGGGATGGCCGCGCGTCGTCTCCAAGGACCAGCAGCGCGTCATCTTCTGCGACTTCCCGCAGGTGGGATCGGCGGTGGTCTATTCCGCCACCGGCACCGTGAATGACTTCCTCGTGGGCGGCGAGCCGGAGGATGCCATCTTCGAGTTTGTGCCGGACAACTGCACGGTGCGGGACGTGGTGGGCGGCGCCGACGAGTTCATCTTCACCGACAAGGGCGTCTACTACGTCCCTGTGTCGGAGAACAATCCGCTGGTGCCTGGCTCGATTTCGTTTCGCCGGATCAGCGACGATCCGTGTTCGACGATCCGGCCGGTGCTCACGTCCGAGGGCATGGTGTTCGTCAACGCCTCGCTGACGCGCGTGTTCGCCCTCGTCGGCACCGGACAGACGACACGGCCCTACATAATCGAGGACCTGACGCAGTACCATTCGCCGCTCATCAAGTCGCCCGTTGCGATCACTGCGAGCTCGGCCGATGTCACGACTGCAGAGCGGTATCTGTACGTGGCGAACGGCCAGGACGGCACGCTCGCCGTGGGACGCTACCAGGAACGCCGGTCGGCCGGATCGTATGTCGGGTGGGTGCCGTGGGATGGGGCCGGGCGCATCGAATGGGTGGCCTCGGGCGGTTCCGACGTGATCGTCACGGCGAGCTACAACGTGGGCGGGCAGGAGCTCCGCTTCGTCGAGGTGTTCGATGAGGGCCTTCTGGTCGACGCGGCCCAGCCGCTCGCCAGCAGCACGGGAACGGAGGTTCTGGAGTTCGCGCCCGGCGATCCTGTCGAGTTCGCGCCCGGCGATCCTGTCGAGCTGGGGGACACCTATGCGTTCAACTGGGCCGTGGGCACGACGCTCTCGGTCGTGCAGGCCGGGTGGTATCGCGGCGACTACACGATTGAGCCGGACGGCTCGCTGTCGGGCCAGATTCCGGTGCAGAGCGCGGTGGGAATGACGGGCGGCTTCTCGTTCACAGTCGAGGTCACGCCGTTCGTCCCGCATGCGCCCGAGGGACAGTCGCAGCGGCAGCGTCTCCGGCGGCGCCGTCTCAAGCAGGTTGCGGCGACAGTGCAGCGGACGCAGGCGATAGAGGTCGCCGGCTGGCTCGTGCCGTTCTACCGGGCGGGGGAGAACGAGGAGGAGCCGCCGCCGATGCGCGACGAGACGTACCGCACGCGCGTTCTCGGCCGGGCCATCGATCCCGAGTGGTCGCTGGTCCAGTCGCTTCCAGGCTCGCTGACCATCCTTGAGCTGACGACTGAAGTCACGATCTGAGGCGGTGTGCGGTGCCTGCGCTCGCCTCGCGCGGCAGTGTGGCCCTCGAGAATTGCGAGGGTCATCATGGGCGATCCTGTCTCTACCGGCATTCTGGCGCTCAATGCTGCAGGCACCGGCGCCGGCATCTTCTCGGCGCTCGCCGGCGGACAGCAGAGCAAGGTCAACGCGCAGCTCGAGGCCGGCCGTGCCCGCATGCAGGCGGAACGTCTCAAGGTCGCGGCCGAGGCGGCCAAGGTCCGCGGCATTCAGGTCGACACGGCATTCCGCGAAGACCTCAACCAGTCCCTGCAGAACCTGTACGCGATCCGTGCAGCCCAAGGCGCGTCGGTCGACAGCCCGACCTCGCGCGCCCTTGGCGAGCGTGCGCGGGTGACGAACGACCGGGCGCGCCGTGTGGCCGTGAGCAATGAGCGCCTGCGGGCGATGGGGATCGAGAACGAGGCGGCAGTCGCGGAGGGCGACGCGATGGCGCTTCTGCGGGCGAGCCGCCGCTATCGGACGGCATCGCTCATCTCGGCCGCGGGGCAGGCGATTTCGGGTGCCGGCTCGTTCCTGAGGGCCGGGCAGACCGCGGGGTATTGGTAATGGTCGACGCATTCGAGGCATCCGGCGCCGGCCGCGTCCGGCAGCAGCTCACGGACGTTCCGAGCACGCGCGATCCGCATGTGGTTCCGGTCGACAGGCTCACGCGGCCCTATACGGCCATTGCGGAGGCGGTCGGGCACGTCGGGAAGGCGCTGCACCAGGCGGCGGACGACCTTGCTGCCTACAACGCCATGGCGCACCAGACTGCGTTTGCCGAGGCGCAGTTCCAGATCGACAAGGACATTGCCGAGGCGCGGGCGCAGTACCAGCACCGGCCGGCGGAGTTCGAGGCGTGGGCGAAGGAGTACGCGCGCACGGTCGGCCGGGATAGCCCGATCCTGCGCGACAAGCTGCGGACCTACGCAACGCGGGTGGCTGGCAATGCGTTCTCGAACCTCGTCAACGACAAGCGTCGCTATGACGAGCAGACGGCGCTGGCCACGCTGAAAGCGCGGCGCGAGGACGTCGAGAGCCGCCTGGAGGACATGGTGTTTCGCGGGGCGGACAAGAACCCCGACGGGACGCCGACGCAGGAATACGCGCAGCTCCTGACGGACGCCGACGACATCCGGCGGCAGATGGTTGGCAATCCGAACCTCGCCTATTCCGAGGAGATGGCGCAGCTCGACACCGAGCGGTTCGACCGCCGCCTCACGGCCATGGCCATCGTCGGCGCGGCCAGGCGCGATTACGAGCGCGATGGCAATTTCAGTCGCGCGCAGAAAGCAGCCGAGGACGCGCTGAACAGCGTGGCCGGTTTACCGCCCGAAGATCGGATCCAGTACCTCGGCCTCATCAAACGAAATCTGGAGGGTGCCAACGCCGTTCGCAGCGCCCTGACGCAGGAGACGAAAGAACGCGCCCTAACGCTCCGGCAGCTCTACCGCAGCGGGCAGAAAGTGCCGGATGCCGAAACAGATGCCGTCATCGAGGAGCTTCGGCGCTACGGGGCGCACAGTGCAGCGGACGATCTGGAGATGGAGCGCGAGGCCGCGAGGCTGGAGCCAGCGGCCCGCGCCTCAGCGCGCGGTGCCATCGAAGCCCTCGGCGGCCTGCAGAACCGCGCTCTGGGCGCCGGTGGCGGGCAGGCCGCGCCTACGCCGCGGCAACCGCCGCCGGAGATCGCTGCGGCTGTCAACATGGCGGCGGAGAAGTACGGACTCAGCTCTTCCCTTCTGTTTCGCATCGCGTGGATCGAAAGCCGCTTCGACCCGAACGCCATCAACCCGAATTCCAGGGCGGCCGGGCCGTTCCAGTTCATCCCGTCGACGTGGCGCCAGTACGGCGGCGGCGCGAGCCCGCACGATCCCGTCGCGAGTGCGGATGCCGCCGCCAGGCTCCTGCTCGACAACAAGCGCTATCTGGAACGGACGCTTGGTCGGCCGGTGACAGACGGCGAGCTCTACCTTGCCCACCAGCAGGGCGCCGCAGGCGCGGCGAGGCTCTTGAGCAACCCGAACGCGCGGGCGGCCGATATCGTCGGCATGAGCGCCGTGACCATGAATGGCGGCACGCCGGACATGACGGCTGGCCAGTTCGCCCAGCTCTGGATTCGCAAGGTCGAGGGGGCCGATAGCGCGACCGTGCCGGTGGCCGCCGGAACATGGCAGCAGAGCCCCGTCTATCATGAGCTGCTTGGCCGCTTTCAGACCATCGTCAATGACGGCGCGCGGCAGACGTGGGCTGGCATCAAGGGCGCCTTCGACAACGGCTATCAGCCGACCGAGCAGGAGATGGAAGACCTGCTCACGTACCTGCCGAAGGTGTCGGACGCGAAGCTGCGCAAGGAAATTCTGGATGGGCTTGCCGTGGCGGAAGCGGCCGGCAAGACGGCCGGCCTGCCGGTCCAGCGGCTCCGGGAGCTCGTGGCCCAGGCGGAGGCGGCGGCGGCCCGTGGCGAGGTTGACCCGCTCGCCCGGCAGTTGATCGAAGTCTGGAACCGGCAGGCGGAGGCGCGGACGCGCGCGTTGCGCGAGGAGCCGACGCTGTACGGGAAGGTCGACCCGGAGACGGGCATTCCCGTGCCGAAGCCGCTCGACCTGTCGAGCGTCGAAGCGCTGCGGGCCTCGATAGAGGAACGCCAGCGCACGCTCGAAATCGTCAAGCAGGCCAACCCGGATGCCTCGGATGCCGTGTTCTCCAAGACGGACATCGGCAACATCGTCACGGCCATCAAGGCTGCGCCCGAGAATGCCCAGCCGCTTCTCGGACAGATCACTGCCATGCTGACGCCCGACCAGCTCGGCCTGTTCATGGCGAACGAGGAGATCGTGAACACGATCACCGGCATGGCTCGGTCCGGCGACCCGCAGAAGATGGGGGCCGCCTACTCGATCCTCGACGCCGAGTATCGGCGTGACCCGCAGGCTTTCGAGCGCGTCTACGGGCGGGACATCGAGACGAACCTGCGCCTGTGGCAGGACCGTCGGCAATACATGACGCCAGACCAGCTCATGGCGGAGATGAAGCGGGCTGACGATCCCTCGGTGCGCGAGGCGCGCCGGCGGCTGCGGCAGGAAGCGGAGGAGCTGGCGAAGGACTGGACGGTCGAGGACGTGCGCAACAAGCTCGGCCACGGCGGCTTCCTCGGCTTTGGCCAGGCTGGCGTGCCGAGCGATGCCGGCATGGCCGCCACGCTGCGGCAGGAGTTCGTGCGCGAGTTCGCCATCGCCTACGCGGAGACGGGCAACGAGGCGAGCGCGACGAAACTCGCTGCGGATCGCGTCAATCGCGTATGGGGGCCGTCGGCCGCCAACGGCGGCGAGATCATGCGCAACCCGCCGGAGAAGTTCTATCCCACCATCGGCGGCTCGCACGACTGGATCACGGACCAGCTTGACGAGGACGTGCGGAGGGCCATCGAAACGCAGCTCGACGTGCAGACGGTGGAGCAGCGGCCGGGCGAAATGCGGCAGCGGGCGGACCGGATGATCGCTGCCGAGCGGCGCCTGGTTGCCGACCGGCAGACGGATGCCGAGTGGAGCCGCGGAGAGCCGCCGTCGTATCGCGTCGTCATCAAGACTGACGATGGCCGGTTTGTCGCGCTCGAGGATGCGGATGGGCGCCCGCTTCGCTTCCGGGCCGATGCAGAGGCGGCCCTGGCGGAGCATCGGCGACGGGCTGGGGTGATCCGCTCATTCCTGGAGTCGCCGGCGGCGCGGAACGTCCGCCTGCCTATGCCGGGCTCGTTCGGTCTCTCCATGCCTGCTTTCGGAGATCGCTGATGCCGCTCTTCCCCGAGGAACAGCCGACCGGCCTCGAGTTTCGCGAGGTCACGGGGCGGCCGGAACCAAATCCATTCGCGGGCTACGAGCCGACCATCGGCGACACGATCCGCTCGGCGTTTCGCATGGAAAACTCGGTGGCCTCGCTCATACGGGCGCTCGAAGCTCAGCAGCGGGCGCCGGCCGACCCTGACCACAACCCGCTCGAGACGATCCGCGGCACGCGCTATGAGCGCGACTATATCGACCGCTTCCTCACCTCCCGAAACGAGGAGGAAACGCGCTCGATCATGGCGCGTATCGATGCCGAGGAGCGCGACCGACAAATTCTGGAGGATGCAGGCGGCTGGGGCATTGCGGCAGGCATCGCGGCGGGTGTCATCGATCCGCTCATCTTCCTGCCGGGCGCGGGCCTCGTGCGATCCGTGCGGGGCGGCTATTCCATCGCCAAGTCGGCCGGGCTTGTGGGCCTCGCCGGCGGCCTGCAGGCGACGGTCTCCGAGGCGGCGCTGCAGGCGTCGCAGGTGACGCGCACGCCCGAGGAATCGCTGATCAACATCGGCACGGCTACTCTCCTGTCGGGCCTCATTGGCGGCGGCGCGGCGGCGCTGCTCTCGCGTGCCGAGCGCCGGGCGCTGGAAGCGGCTCTGGACGTCGACCGCGCGGCGCTGTCGCGCCAGGCAGGCGTCGAGGAGCCGTCGGTGCGGGACGGCTTTGCAATGCCGGCTTTCGCGGGGGCGGCGGCCACGGACCCGCGCGAGCTGCGGCTGGTTTCGTTCGGGCTGGACCGCGTGCCGGTCATCGGCGACCTCATCAAGCGCACGTCGCCTACGCTGCGCATCTTCTCGTCGGACAACGTGCCGGCGAAGCGGGCGATGGCCGATCTTTCCGAAACGGTCCTGCGCTTCGAGGACAACACGCTCGGCATCCCGACCTCGCTGGGCGGGCCGCCCGTCTCCCGTATCGTCACGCTGCAGAAGGTGCGTGCGGCCATCGAAACGAGCGACACGCTGCGCGACACGTTCATCCGCTATCGCTACGGCGACCAGGCACCCAACACGGCCCCCATCGCGCGCTCGAATCTCGACGACCTGCTCGGACGGAACGGCGACAAGCTGTCATATAGCGACTTCAAGCGCGAGGTGACGCGGGCGCTCATGTCCGGTGATGTCCACCCGATTGTCGAAGTGCAAGAGGCGGCGCAAAAGCTGCGCGCGAACATCCTCAAGCCGCTCGAGCGCGATCTCAAGGCGGCAGGTCTGCTGCCGGAGGATGTGGACGGGCCAAAGGGCGACCCCTCGTGGTTCGCGCGCATCTGGAACAAGTCGGTCATCGCCGCTCGCCGCCACGATTTCAAGAAGCGCATCGTGGACTGGCTCGCCGCCGAGCAGGCGGAGAAGGTCGCCGCCCGCGAGCGGATCATGGAGCTGGTCGCGGAGCGCGACCGGCTCGAAGCGGCCATTGCCAAGCTGGAGGCGAAGCAGGAGCGGCTTGCCGCGCGCACGGCCGATCTGGAGTCCCGGCTAGACGAGCGCGGGATGGAGGTGCGCCGCACGGCGGCGCGGACTGACGCGCTGGAGGAGCGGGCCTCGCTCATCGCGGAGGAGATTTCGGAGCTCGCCGAGTTCATCGACGCGATGAAGGCGGAATTGCGCTCGCCCGAGCTGACCGAGCAACTGCGCGAGCTCGAGCGCGAGCTGGCGGCCCTGCGTCGCGCCGATAAGCCGATCACCGAAGCCGACCTCGACAAGATCGAGAAGGAGGAAAAGCGCTCGATCCTCATCGGGGACGTGCGCACGGCAATCAACATCCTGACCGGGCGCAACAAGAGCCACCGGCTGCCGAGCTTCCTTGCCTGGATGGCGAAGAACGGCGGCATCGTCGACGACCACGGCGAGGTGGTGGCCATTCTCGGCGACGCCCGCGCGGTAGTCGGCCTCGTGCGCAAGACGGGCCGCGGGCGCACCATCGACGAGTGGGGCGAATACCTTTACGACCATTTCGGCTTCGCCTTCCCTGACGGCCGGCCGTCGTACAACGAGGTGCTGCGGATCATCGACGAGGCCCAGCGCGGCAATCCGCCCTGGTGGTTCCTCGTCGACGAGAACGGACAGCCGACCAAGGCGGCGCGCGTCGACGAGATGGTGCGAATCCTCGACGACATGGCGCGCGAGGCTGGCGTCGATCCGCAGACGGCCGATGACTGGTACTACCTGCTGCGGGGCGAGAGCGTGCCGCGGACGCTCGATGACCTCGAGCGCGAGCTGGCGGCGATGGAGGCCGTCGGCCAGCCGGTGCCGCCCGGTGCCCGTGCCGAGCAGGTGGCGGGGATCATCGCCGCTCGGCGTGAGGCAATCGCCGATATTCGCGCGGCCCGCGACAAGGCAATTCGCGCCGGCAGGAGGAAGGCGCGGCAGCTCGGCATTGCGGAGGCCCGCGTCGACGAGGCTGCCCTGGCGGAGCGGGCGAACCGCGGGCGGCTCGGTATCCTGTCGGATCGCCTCGACCGGGCCCAGGAGAAGCGCGCGATCCTTGAGCGGGCGCGCGCCCTTGCCGATGAGGCGATGGAGAAGACGCGGGCCCGTCTCGAGGAGGAGCTGCGCGGCTGGAAGGGCAACTCCGCCGCGGATGCCGTGGCAGCGCTCAAGGCGCGGGACGAGGCGGCGGCCGGCCGTGCCGAGGACGCCCCGCGGTTGCGGGCTGCGGATCGGGCAGTGGACCGGGCGGCCCGGCGCATCGTCGAGACGGATTACGACTGGACGCCCGATGAGATCGCGAGCCGAGCCGACGAGATCATCGACCGCATCCTCGGCTCGCCAGATGGTCGCCTGCCCTACGATATCGCCTCGCCGCAGCCCGGCGGCGTGAGGCAGTCGGACGACCTGCGGGGCTCGCTCAAGTCCCGCGACTTCGCCATCCCTACGCAGCTCGTGTGGGATTTCGTCGAGCAGGACGTCGAGCACGTCATGAGCACTGTCATGCGGACGGTGCTGCCCGACCTGCATCTGACGACCCGCTTCGGCGACGTGAACATGACGGAGCAGATGCGGCGGATCAACGAAGCGTCTGCAGCGAAGGCCGCGGCTGCCAAGACCGAGGCGGAGCGCATTGCCATCGAGAAGGAGCGGAACCAGCTCATCCGCGACCTCGCCGCCACGCGCGACCGGATTCGTGGCATCTATGGTTGGAGTGCCGACCGCCGCATGCTCGGCCGCGTGTCGGCAGCCGCGCGAGCCTGGAACACCATCGCCGATCTTGGCGGCGCGACGGTCAACTCGTTTGCCGATGCTGCCGGCGTGGTGTTCCGCTACGGCTTTGAGCGGGTGCTGGCGGATGGCTGGCGGCCATTCTTCGCTCGTCTCGTCGGCAGATCGCAGGTCTACGGCGCAGCCAAGCGCCAGGCGCGGGCGATGGGCGTGGCAATCGAGACGCAACTGAACCTGCGCGCGCACCAGCTCAACGATCTGATTGAGGGCTACCGGCCCGATACCCGCTTCGAGCGCGCTTTGCAGTGGGGTGCCAATCGCTCGCAGCTCGTCAACTTCCAGGGCCCGTGGACGGATGCCGTGAAGACGATTGCCTATTCCGTGGCGTCGTCGGAGCACCTGCGCATGATCCGCCGCGTGGTGGAAGGGCGGGCGAGCAAGCGAGACATCACCATGCTCGCGGAGAACAACATCGACGCGGCCATGGCCGAGCGCATCTGGAAGGCGTTCAATGAGGAGGGCGGCGGCGAGGTGGTCGATGGCGTGCGCCTGCCGAACACGGGTGCCTGGCAGGATCGCGGCGCCGCGCTCGCCTTTGAGGCGGCCATGGGCAAGGAAGCCGACGCCCTCGTGGTGACGCCCGGCCTTGAACGGCCGCTCTGGATGAGCGATCCGATCTGGAGCCTGCTCGGGCAGTTCAAGTCGTTCATCGCCGCGGCGAACGAGCGCCTGCTGATCGCGAATCTGCAGCGTGCCGACGCTGCTGCCCTGCAGGGGCTCATCTTCTCGGTGGCGCTGGGCATGCTGTCGTATCGGGCCTACACGTGGGCCGCGGGGCAGGATGCCAGCGACCGGCCGCAGGACTGGATCAAGGAAGGGCTGTCGCGCTCCGGTGTCATGGGGTGGTTCGACGAAGTGAACTCGCTCACGGCCAAGGCGACGCGGGGGCAGCTAGACGCCTTCCGGCTGATTGGAGCCGACCGGCCGCTGTCCCGCTACGCGTCGCGCTCGGTCCTGTCGGCGCTACTTGGGCCGACGGCTGGCAAGATCGAGAAGGTCTCCCAGGTGACGGGCGCCGCCGCCACCGGCGAGTGGACGGCTTCGGACACGACGGCGCTGCGCCGGCTGATGTTCTTCCAGAATTTGTTCTGGATCAGGAGGCTTCTTGATCAAGTAGAGGACGGGGTCAATAATGCTTTCGGTATACCTGATAGGGTGAGGTAAATGGCGCCTGCAAGAGAACTTCCTGACAGACTTGATTTGTTGCGTCGGTTTTCTTACGACGCGGATACCGGCACGCTCCGATGGAAGTATCGTGAAGATGCCTCTCCGCAGTGGAACGGGCGGTTTGCTGGGAAGGCGGCGGGGAGCCTGAGCAAGTCGCAGGGAAGGATGGTTGTGAATGTGGGTGGGCGCTTGCTTCTTGTAGCCAAATCACTGTAAACGCCATTAACCAATCTTAAACTATGACTGATCCCTGATGTCCGTCATGGGAGGGGCGCCATGCAGAACACCTCGCATGCGGTGATGTCACAGCGGAGCGAGCCCGCTGACAGTCCAGATGATTTTCCGACGCCACCGTGGGCGACGCGTGCGCTCTTCGAGCACGTCCTTACGCCATGGACACGCGAGTTCGGCCAGCTAACTTGTCTTGAGCCGGCTTGCGGGGCCGGTCATATGGCGAGAGTGCTCAAAGAGTACTTTCGCGAGGTCCAGTCGTACGATGCCTTTGACTACAACTACGGCAAGATCAGAGATTTCCTGACATATCCGTACGAGACCAACGCGGTTGATTGGGTGATCACCAATCCTCCATTTCGTTTGGCAGAAGATTTTGTCCTGCGAGCCTTGAGCGTCGCCCGGACAGGCGTTGCCATTCTTGCACGGACGGTCTTTCTCGAAAGCGTCGGCCGCTACGAGAACATTTTCGCAAAGGCCCCGCCCGCTATCTTCGCGCAATTCGTTGAGCGCGTGCCAATGGTGAAGGGGCGCCTCGATCAAAGGGCCACGACTGCCACCGGCTATGCATGGTTTGTCTGGAACAAGAAAGCAGATGGAGAGCCGCGTCTAGTTTGGATTCCACCCTGTCGCCGCAGTTTGGAGCGGCGAACTGATTATCCAGGCTCAAGTAACATGAGCAACGGGCGTCAATCTTCGTTGGCGTCGTAGCGTTCTAATCCCTGCTGCAAGACCTCGACAGCTTTGGCAACGCCCTGACTACCTTCGCTCGATAGTATTTCCAGCGCTCGACCGACGGCGGCACGCAGTCGCTTACCCTTCACACCCGGTGGCCCCTTCGGGGGCAGTTCGTGAGCCGGCGCAGCGCTGATCGATCCAAATTTGCCGTCCTTAACCTCGGCGATGCGCCCTTGGTTCACCCCGAACCAAGCCGCAATGTCATGGTCGCGATCTCCGCGAGCCACCATGCCCAGGACGATAGAGGCGTCCCTGTTGGTCAAGCTGTATCCACTCGCTTTGCTTCGGCTCATGAGCACCCCCAGCGTCACCGTGGTGTTTCATTACTATAATTTCGGCCTCTTTTCAATTTCGAGTGGGTAAGCTGGACCTGAGCAGGTACGGGATCGGGTATGACTGACAAGCTGTTTGAGGCTGCCTTGGGGGTCTCTCCGCCGTGGCAGGTGACGGGCGCGGACTTCGATTTGGCGGCCAAGACGCTCACCATCCGGGTGGACTTCATCGCCGGCAGCCGCTTCGCGCTGGCTGGCGTGGAGGGCCAGCATCCGGTTCACGACACCGTCGCCAAGCGTTACCGGCACCTGAACTTCTTCCAGCACGAGTGCTTCCTGGAAGTGCGTGTCCCCCGGGTAAAGCTGCCCGATGGCAGCGTCCGCCAGGTCGATCCGCCGTGGGCCGGCAAGCTCTCGGGCTTCACGCTGCTGTTCGAAGCCCTGGTGCTGCTGCTGTGCCAGCAGATGACCTTTGCCGCGGCGGCGCGCCTGGTGGGCGTGAGCCGTCACCGTGTCGCCGCGCTCTGCGAGCGCTACGTGGAGCTCGCCCTGGCGCAAACGGACCTGTCCGCGGTGCGCGAGCTGGCCATCGACGAGACGTCGCGGGCTCGCGGGCATGATTACATCACGCTCGCCGCAGACGCCACTGAGCGACGCGTGATCGCCGTGGCGGAGGGCCGCGGCGCCGACTCGATCGCCCAGCTGACAACCGAGCTGCAAAGCCGTCACTGCCCTGCGGAGCAGATCACGTCCGTCAGCATCGACATGTCGCCAGCGTTCATCAGGGGCTGCGCCGAGCACCTGCCCAACGCGCGCGTCACCTTCGACAAGTTCCACGTCATCGGGCACGCCAATGCGCCCGTGGACAGGATGCGCCGCATCGAGCAGCGCAGCGACAAGTCCCTCAAGAGGATGCGCTGGTCGCTGCTGAAGAACCGCGCCAGCCTCAAGCCCGAGGCTGCCGCCGATCTGGATGCCCTGATCGCCAGGATGGCCACTGTGCGCACCGCGCGCGCCTGGGTCTACAAGGAGCAGCTGCGCGAGATCCTCGCGCGCAAGCAGATCAACGTGGCACGCGACATGCTCAAGCACTGGTGCACCTGCGTCATGCGTTCCAAGGTCGAACCCATGAAGGAGGTCGCCGCCATGGTCCGTCGCCACCTCGAGGGCATCGTCGCCTGGGCCCAGACCCGCCAGACCAACGGCTTCCTCGAAGCGCTCAACGGCCTGTTTCAGTCCGCCAAGCGCCGCGCTCGCGGCTTCACCCGCTTCACCACTATCAGAACCGTCATCTTCCTGATCGCCGGCAAGCTCGACTTCGCAGTGATCAACCCTCATGCCCGGCAACCCACTTGAAATTCAACAGAGCCCTTCTTGTCCATAGAGTCATTTGGAAGATGGTATATGGCGCCGACCCATTAGAAGACATCGACCACATCGACGGCGACCCGACGAATAACAGGCTATCAAATCTAAGGATGGCCTCCAAATTTGAGAACATGCGAAACGCGCGTAAGCGCCGGGGCAAATATCTGCCGAAGGGTGTCTCCTTTCACAAGGGCGCTGGCCGCTACAGGGCCACAGTCTATTTGAACCGTCTGCATGTTCACCTTGGGCTCTTCTCCACGCCCGAGGAAGCGCACGCAGCATACTGTCGGGTGGCGCAGAAGCACTTCGGCCGATTCGCGCGGTTCGAATAGCCGGCTGCTCGACCAGCTTGAGGACGGCGTGAACAACGCCTTCGGGGTCCCGGAGCGGCGGCAGTAGGGGCTCAGCCTTCGTGGTAATCGGGGCCGGGGAACTGTATGTCGGAAGGAGCGGAGGCAATGATTGCTCCGCAGACGCGTCTGAAGGCGTCCTCGTGGCAGCAGCCATTATCCTCGACTGGCACGGTAAAGATGAAGTTCCATTCGGACCTCCACCATTCCGCGCTATTGAGGGCCGTTTTCCCTTCCAGAGGCTTGCAGCGATAATACCTCAGTCGCGGTTCCCAGTTTTCCCGAGGCAGAAACCGCAACGCGATCATTTACGCGGCGAGCCCTACGTAGTCGCGGGTGGTGCGCCCTTTCGGAAGCTCATCCACAATGCCGTTTGCAACCAAGGCGTCTCGCAAATCGACAAGCGGCTTCACTTGCACGTCGTGGTTGACGAACTGCGACATAAAGACGTTCAGAGCGGGCTCGATGTCAGCGAGCACGCGATCTGGATCAGCGTGGGAGAGGACGAAGCCGGGCAGGTCGTCCGAATAGACATATAACCCGCCGTCCTCGCGACGTTCAATCGTCACGGTCACCCGCAGGGCACTATCGGTGGTCACAGTCATCTCCTTCGTGGGCTCCGTATGTAAGACACGTTTCCCCGCGTATATCAACGATCCCATCGCCGCATGGTTTCGCAATCCTGGAAGATGAGACTTTCGCGACGCTGTGCGGTGCGTTAGCGCATCGAGCGAGCAATGTGGGCGGCAACGGAGACGTTCGCCGCCATGCCGCTGCCAACCCCTTCCATCGCTGACGCGCCTCGCCGTGTCGACTACACGCCGAACAACAGTGCCGGCCCGTTCCCGGTGCCGTTCCCGGTATTTGAGGGGACAGGCGACGACCTCGCCGTGACGCTCGATGGCGTGCCGGTGACGAATTGGACGTTCGCCGGCGATCAGATCGAGGATTTCTACGGCTCGCCAGGCTGTTGGGTGAATGGCACGATCACTTTCGATGCGCCGATCACGGGGGCGCTGCGAATCGCCGGCCGGCGACGGCCGCGGCGCGTTGACCAGTTCGCCGAGGGCCGCGGCGTTCCTGCCCGCGATCACAACCTGGAGCTCAACCGCCTGACGGCGACACAGCGCGAAATTTTCGACCGCGTGGAGGACATCGCCGCCGCGACCTCCGACATCATCCCTGCAGTCACGGCGCTCACGGCCCAGGCACAGCAGGCGGCATCGGATGCGGCTGCGTCGGCAGACGATGCTGAGGATTGGGCAGTGGCGGCGGAGGCGGCAGCGCAGCTCCTCGCCACGCATGCGCTGCCCGACGGCACGGACTTCAACGCCCTTGACCAACGCGGCACGTACATTCTGACGAGCGAAACAAACGCGCCGCTGCCTGGCCCGACGAATCGCTGGGTGGTCGAGGTGGTCGCTGATCCGGCGGACGCCGATCGGGTGGTGCAGCGGGCATATCTGCTCGTGGGCGGCGCCAAGCTGGAGCTCGCCAATCGCCGGCGCCTTGCCGGGGCCACGTGGGAACCGTGGCTGCTTGGTGCCGGGCAGGCGGTCGACGTGGGTTACGACGACAGCACCGCCTTCCCTGGGGCCACGAACGTGCAGGAGGCGCTTGAAGCTGCCGCCGATCCTTGGGCCTCGCTTCCGCTCCGGGTGCCGATCCCTGTGTTCGACCATCTCGGCGGAGGAGCCCCGCCCACCGACAAGTGGTACCGCTATGTGAAGCTGAGCGCCGGAGAGACCGGCGCAGGCGGCTACAATCAGGGCGTCCTCGCGAACGAAAGCGTCTCCGGCTCTGCGCCGCTCATCACCGCTACGGCTGAGATTGATCTGCCCTCGTCGCCAATACACGGTCAGACGATCCACCTCATCAACACCGAGCGCCGGTTCATTCGCGCGGGGGCGTCAGGCACGACGCAGGATGACGCAGTGCAGGACCACACGCATTCGCAGCCGCGGGACAATGTTTACGGCGGCGGCGCCGCAGGCGTGACGCAATTCTTTTGGTCGTCGCAAAACAGCTCGACGGGAGGTGTTAACAGCGGTCGCGTCGCGAATGAAACGCGCCCGAGAAACATCGGTGCCACCTATTTCATGAGGATACGCTAATGCCGTGGGCAGCTGCCAATTGTGTCAGCACGTCTCCGATAGCTGGCGGCGTAGAGATCACCGATGATGAATACCGCGCTGCCATCGAAGGGATCGCGAACGGCAAGGTTGTCAGCATTGAAGGGGGCGTGTTCGCGCTCATTGACCCTCCAATGCCGGAACACGAGGCCCCGCAGGAGCCAGAGCCAGCGCCTCCGACGCTTGAAGACTACCGCGCTGCAATCCGCGCGCATGTCGATGCTACGGCACAGGCCAGGCTTTACGATAATGCGGTCTCGTGCGCGTCCTATCTCAACTCGACAAACCCTGTATGGGCTGCCGAGGCGCAGGCGTTCGTTGCATGGCGCGATGCGGTGTGGGCCTACGTCTTTGCCGAGCTGGACAAGGTCCAGAGCGGGCAGCGCGAGCAGCCAACTGTTGAGCAATTCGTGGCCGAGTTGGCGGCTGCCGTGCCGATGGAGTGGCCGCCATAGCGCCTCTGTGCGGTGCGTCTGATTGGGGCGCCCCGCATCCTCCGGGCATCTCGCGCGAGGTGCCCGATGATCAATCGCACGACGTTCTTCAGCTACGCCCGGCGCGCGCCCTTCGGAGGCCGGCTCACGACTGAGCAGGTCAAGGGCTGCGAGGCCATTCTGGACGCCTGCCGGCGCGAGCGTGTCACGGACCTTCGCCGGATTGCCTACATCCTCGCCTCCGTCTTTCACGAGACGGGGGGCACCATGGCGCCGGTGCGGGAAACCTTCGCCCGGAGCGACGCGCAGGCCATGGACCGGCTCGAAGCCGCATGGCGGGCGGGGAAGCTGAAAGGCGTGACGACGCCCTACTGGCGGGATGGCTGGTTCGGCCGCGGGCTCATCCAGCTCACGCACCGCTCCAATTACGAGAAGATGGGGGCGCGGCTCGACCTGCCGCTCACTGACAAGCCGAACCTCGTCCTCGACCTGGAGACGAGTGCCCGCATCGCCGTCGTCGGCATGAACGAGGGCCTGTTCACGGGCAAGAAGCTCTCCGACTATTTCCACGGCGAAACCACCGACCCCGTAGGGGCCAGGCGAATTGTCAACGGCACAGACAAGGCGAAGCTCATCGCCGGCTACTTCGAGGCATTCCTGGGCGCGCTGCAGGCTGCGGACGAGCGCACGCCGCTCCCCAAGGACATCTCCGACGAGGAAGCGGCGCCCGACGACGTGCCACCAGCCGAAAGCAAGAGCCTGTGGTCGATCCTGCTGTCGTTTGTGACTGGCGGCGGCGGCCTTGCTTTCCTGAACGGCATCAACTCTTGGCCGGCGGTGGCCGCGCTCGCGCTGCTCGTCGTCGCCGGCGGCATCGGCGTCTGGCTCGTGCTGACCGGGCGCGTCGTCATTGAGAGGCGGCCGCAATGACGGGATTGCGCCTCTACGCGCTGGCCGCGCTGGTGATCGCCGGGCTAGCCGCGGCCGGCGTCTACACGTGGAAGGTATTCGACGCGGGGCGCCAAATCGGCGGCGCCGACACGGCGGATCGCATCATGAGGGAGCAACGCGATGCGGTGGACGCGATGGCTGCGGCTCGTGAGCGCGTGCGCGCTTGCTATGCTCGCGGCGGCCTGTGGGACCGTTCGACCGGCCAATGTCGATCCGCAGTGCCGGGCGCTGGGCAATGAGCTCCAGTCGGCCGTCGAGCGCCAGACGGTCGACGAGATTTTCGAGGCAGGGGTGGCGGCGGGATGCTGGACGCGCAGCGGAGCGACGAGATGAGCAGGCCCCGGTTCGAGTGGACATTCAATTTCGGCCACCTCGTCATGGCCGGGACGATGCTGTTCTCATTCGGCGGGTTCTACATGCTGACGGACTATCGGCTGGCCGCCGTAGAGAAGCAGGTGGATCGGCTGAGCACGCTCGTCACGCAGTCCGCCCGCCTCGAGGAGCGGCTGGTGTCGCTCACGGATCGCGTCGACAAGCTGGAGCGGAGGTGA